GTAATACCTGAAGCTGAGAATTGGTTGATTGAGTAACCAAAACGACCAGCACCGTATAAACCTTGAGTAGCTGTGTTACCAAATCCTGAATCACCAGATACAGATTGAGCACCGAATAATGATCCGTTAGCTGCACCAGTTTGGAAAGGATTTTTAGCAGTACCGTATTGGAAGTCTAGGTAGAATACTAAACCTGCAGGTAAGTTCATTGGTTGAACTGAAACGAATTCTTTCGCTGCAATTTGACCAAATACCTTACGTACTAAAGGTAAAGCAACACCAGCCCACTGCTCACCAGTACCTGGAGTAAAAGTAGCACCTGAAGTAGTACCACCACCAGCAGAAGATTGCTCAACTACTAATTGTTTAGCTTGGTTTTCTAACAACACAGCCATGTTGTTTTTGTCTTGACCTTCTAAGCCTTCTAATAAGCCAGATTTAGACCATTTAGACACAAGCTTTTGTGCGTCTGACTGCATACTTTTGTATGGGTTAGCAGACTCTAATAAGCTGTTTAAATTGTTTTCCATTTTGTTTAAAATAAATTATTATTAATAAGCTGATTTAATACCCGCTAAGATCTGTAAACGACTTACGTAGTTATCTGATTCAACGATTGGTTGAGCCGGAGCAGATCCTATTGGTTTTGATGCGAAACCTACAGATTCTTTAATAGTTGATTTTTTATCAGCACTTAATGAATCTACTAATGTTTCGTAAATGTTTTGAGCTTCTTTAGTTGTAGTAGCTCTATCAAAAGCGTTAACTACTTTCACTTTTTGTGATTCAGTTAATGATTTTGCTTTGAAGATTTTGTTAACGTATAATAACTTAGCATTTAATAAGTTGATTTCGTTTAAAGAATCTTTTAAAGTATTGATAGTTTCGATAGCTTCGTTTAATTCTGATTTTAAAGCATCTACTTCTTCAATTTTTTCTTCTTCTTTGTGTTTTTTAGCTTCTTCAACTTTTTCTTCTTCTTCTAATTCTGCTAAGATCTCATCTAAACCGATAACATCTTCTTCTTCTGCTTCACCACCTTCAAGATCACCTTCTAGATCTCCTTCTTCTTCATGTCCAGCTAATACATCAGCTAATACATCACGAATTAAATCTTTGAATTCTTCTACAGATAGTTCAGCAACGTCTTCGGCTTCTTCACCAGCTTCTTCGCCAGCTTCTTCGCCTTCTTCGCCAGCTTCAACTTCTACTTCTTCAGTTTCTTCTTCTTCAGCTTCCTCGATAGCAGGTTCTTGATCTCCGTGAGCGTATCCGGTTCCAACTTCTTCTAAGTCTGTTTCACCGTACTCTTCTTCGATTTCACCTTCTTCAAGTTCAGCTAAGATTTCTTCTAAAGTCATTTCGTTAACTTCTGCCTCTTCTACTTTGTCTTCGCCTTCTTCCATATCATGTTTAGCTTCTTCCATATCATGTTTTTCTTCTTCCATGTCATGTTTAGCTTCTTCCATTTCGTGTTTTTCTTCTTCTAAAGTATCTTCTTCTAGTTCAGATAATTTTAGACGAAACATCTCCTGGATTTTAGGATTGAAAGCTTCGGCAATAGCTTCTTTGGCTTGAGCCATTGAAATGTCTTTCAACTGTTTAGCATCAGCGATAGCTTGCTTGTACAATTCTTGATTTGCCATTACTTGTTTGTGATTGCGATTGCTTATTGAGAAATTCAAGCAATATAATTTTTTCTAATTGAACGATACCATATTGGGATGGTATATACGGTAATAAATATATACAGTCTTATTAAAAACAAGGAAAGTCCGTAAAATATTACGAACTTTTTCCTAAAATATTAAAAAAATCTATTATCTAATGCAGCAAACACCTGCTTGCTCACATATAATTTGTGAAACTAACTCGTTTACTTTAGTAAATTTACTAGCTTTAACTACATCTTGAGCATTATAGGACTCATTTAAACCTACTGGATGTACATATGCTCCATAAGTTGATGGAGTTGATACGAAATCCCAGCAAATTAACTCTAAATCTTCTTCAACTTGCACTAATCCTTCACCTAGAGGTGATACTGAACCTAATGCTCTTGAAGAAACACCTACGTTAACTCCTGCTAAAAATAATTCTTTTAAGATATTACCTGAAGGTGTTGGTAAGATTTCAAATTCACCATATAAATCATCACCATCCCACCATACTCTTGTAATATTGTGAGAAACATTTTTTAAGTTAATGATAGATGATTCCGGGTGATCTAATTCACCTAAAGCTCTTTTTTCTGCAACAGGACCTTTAACGTATTTCTCTACTTCTCTTTCTAATATTTCTTTAGAATATATTCTTATAGTAAATTTAACAGCTTCTTTTTTTAATTGTTTAGTTAAATATTCTTTAATCTTTGATAATTCTTTAGCTCTAACTACAACTTTATGTTTTTTAACCATATCTTCACCTGCATCTTTCCACTGCTTTTCAATATTAGCTTTATTACCGTGAGTTAATTTACCAACATATTCTTGGTATCTAGCTTCAACATCTCTTTCTTCTTTCATTAACTTAACTCCTTGCGGGGTAGCTCTGGTTACTTTCTCTTTTTTACTTAAAGATGTTTTAGTATTAGCTAATTCTTTCTTAACTAAAGTTTTTAAGTTATTTAATTTATCTACGTGATTATCTTTTTTTACTTCTACTTGTTTAGCAGCTTCTACTTCTTTTTTATTAATTTTAGAAGTTAATTCTGCTTTTAAGTTTGTGTAATATATTGCGTCTTTTTTAAGATTCTTTAATACTTTTTTAACAGCTTTTTCTAAACCGTCTGCTGAGAAGTCGCCAGATAAGTCTAATTCATAATCTAAACCTGTTGAGTATTCTAAAGGATTTACTTTATCGATATCATTAATTAGGTTAGCAGGTAGATCAACATTTTCTCTTAAATGACCGCCAGGTAAAGTATGTTTAGCGTCTTGCTCATCTTCATAAGTTGCAATAATTGCATCATCTTCTTCTTTAGTTTCACTAAACATTTCTTGGAATGCTGCGAATTTTTCAGGGAAGTAAGATCTGTAATATGTCCTTTTAGCATGGTCAATTAAACCATCTCTATCAGATGCATATTCATCCCATTCATCCCACCAGAAATCTACTGCTGATTCAACAGCTGCTTCAAATTTAGGATCAAAAGGCATTGGCATTTCTGTAGGATTGCCTAAATCATTATGAATAGCTTTATTAAAAGTAGCTTGATCTGAGCTACCCCAGTCTTCATTTAATGATTCACCAATTTCTTTTTCTAATGTTTCTTCATCGTGGCCTTTTTGAGTCCAGCTTTGAAAATCCATATCACGGCTTAGGTTAGCTTTTAGCATATCAGAGAATCCTGCATATCCTTTTGAATGATATGCTTCCATTTCTTTTTCAATATCATTAGCATCTTTTACATACTTAGATACTATATCTTCTAATTCAATAGCTTCTTTTACTACTGATTTAACTTCTGATAATACTCTTTTATTTTTTAAGATCTTAATAGCATCATCAAAAGAAGTTACGTTAGATACTAAATCAGGTAAAGTTCTCTTAATATTATTTAAGAAATTAAACTTACTAATTTTACCTTCTAAAAGGTCTTGATATTGATTTTGTAATGGTTTCATATTTTCTTACTTTAATTTTTTAGCTTTGATATATACCTCTTTAATTGTTTCGGTAACCTTATCTAAAGCATTTAAAGTATGTCTAGATGACTTTAATTCGTCAACCTGATTTAATTCTTGTTTTAATCTTGTAGCATATTCTAAAAGTTTATTAAGTTCATTAGTTCTTTTTTTAACTTCTAAAATTGCTTTATGATATTGTTCTGATTTAGATCTGGTTTTAGTTTCATTTCTAAATCTGTTATAGTTTTCTTTTAATTCTTTTGATAATAAATTTTGAATTTTTTCAATCTTATCTTTATCATCATCTGATACTTTAACCCTTTTAATAAACTCTTTAGTTTCTGGGTCTTGTATCATTTCTATTTCTTCATCGTCTTCAAATAATTGTTTATAATCAATCATTTTAGAAGGACGATTAGGAACTGAAGGGGCATCTTTCCAACCCCATTTACTTTTCAAATAATTATGAGCAGTACCTTTAGCTTTTTTATTTGGATTATAAGCTGTTATGCCTAAATATCCTTCACCTCCGGTTGCAGATTCTTCATCTACTTTTATCAATCTTAGGAATTAAATTTTCTATTTCAGATTTAACTTCTTCAATTTTTCTGTTAAGGAAAATTTTTAATTCTTTAGTATCTGAAATATTATTGATATATTCTTTTAAGATTAATTTTTGATCTTCTGAAAGGTCGCTGTATTGGGTGTTGAATTTTTCAACCAAGATACGGTAAGCTAAGATTCTTACATCTTTATCTTCTTTCATGAATTCCTCTACAGCTTTTTTTTCTATTTTAGCTTCAGTCATTAACTCTTTAGTAATGTGCTCTAAAATAGTAATTTTATTAGTAACTAAATGCTTAGTATCTGTAAAGGTTTTATCTAATGTAGATTCAATTAGATTATAAATTGCAGCAGAAATTTTATAGTTTTCAATCTTTGCTTTAAAGAAATTTTCTACATCATAATGCTTCTTAATTTCTTTAATAAGATTATATTTTTCTTTATTAAGTTTTACTCTATCTAGCTTTTTACTCTGCTCAACAACAACATTAATTAATGCTTCTGCTTTACCTTCAGATAATTTAGGTGCAGCTATAATAGTATTATAGATATTATATTCTTTTGCTAGTTCAGTTCCTTTGAAAAACTTTTTAATTACAGAAACCGCTTTAGAGTCCTGATTAGACATCATATCTGAAGTCACTTGTCTAACAAGTAATTCAAATAGAATACCCGGATTTTTGTATTTGGAATGCTTTTTGACAGTACTCATATAAATAGTATATACTAATAATAAATATCTAAGTTATTCAATATCATCAATAATATTATTCTCATTAAGTAGATCGCTTTGTTTAAAGAGATTTACCTTATGGTCTGATTGTAATTTATCAAACATGCTCTTATTAGTATGATATACTATTTGAGTATTTTTGTTCTCTAAAGCAAGTGGAGAACCACCTATATACTTAGTTTTTCCTGTAGCATCTTCGCCTCCTGATGGTTTAGCTTTTAAGTCGTATGAGCCCATTCTATCTCTTCCTAGTGGATCTTTTGCAGTACCAATAAATGAAGCTTTAGATTTAGGACGACCAGGAACTGGAATAGGTTCTGATGGATCTAATTCATTGTAGCCAAGAGGCACATTAGAAGCAGCTGTTCTATTAGAGTTGCCTCCGTAAAGACTAGCAATCTGGTGAGGTGTACCATAAGCCTGGTTAGATTCTGCTGGATCATTTCCTTCGTTTTCAATTTGTGTATAACGGAATTGACGTTTTTTATCTTCTATCATTAAATCTCTAATTTCATCATACTCACTTTCACTTAAGTGGAATAGATTATCATAGATCCAATCAGTAGGGAATAAGTTATTTTCAGTCATTTGAGAAGCTAAATCAATCTTCTCTTTCATTAACGCTACTCTTTCCTGATCATAGATAATTGAAGGAGTAGTTAAGTTTAATTCAAAGTTTACTAATGAATCGTTGGTATATCCTTGAGTATATAAATGCACTAAAGCTATCTTAGTTAACTCAGATAATACAATTCTTTGAATTCTTTCAATAGTTCTAGCAAATCTAATATCTTCTGCAGCTAAGGTTGCTTTACCAGTTAAATCTTTCTCATAACCCATAAAGGCCTTAGGAATTTTTAACGCTGCGAATAATTTATCTCTTAAATAACCAACGTCTTCAATACCATTATACTGCAATCCAGGTACTGTATCAATACGAGTTGATTGATCATTACCTCTTACTGGGATGAAGTAATCCTCAAGTAAGTTTTGCATATTGTATTTAAGATTGTATTGACCAGTTTGAGGATCTACATAAGGAATTTTCTTCATTTTAGAGATCATTCTCTGCATGTATGTCTCAACTTCGTTAGGAGGAATAGCTCCTACGTTTACATAATAAACTCTCTTATCAGGTGCTCTTACGATACGGTGAATTAACATCGCATCTTCCATTAACACCATTTGTTTGAAGATTTTTCTACCTGGTTCTAAGTAAGATCTTCCGTAAGGCAGGTAATTTACATCACCTAATAAACGGAAGTGAGCCATTTCGTAGTTCTCAAAAGTAATTCCATCTTTACCTTCTGCCATTCCAGAATATGTTGCCATATATCCAGAAGTACCGCCTGATACTGCAGTAGGGTCAAATATAAATTTAACGTAAGTTGGATTAGTTATATCAGTTCCTTCCTGACGAATTATAGTATAGGCAGAAAAAGGAATAACATTATATACACCGATCTTTTCAGCGATCTCTAATTTAAGATAGAAGTCACCGTACTTAGTCATGTTTCTAATCCATGACCATAAATTAAATTCGATGTTTAAAACATTTTTTAAAGTACATTCGTCAGAAATAATATCTAAAGCTGATGCAATAATAGCATCTGTGTCCATTGCTTCGTAATCAGCATAAAGCTGAATACGCATTGTTTGATAGTTTTGGTTGGTATTAAGATTATATGCATATGAATTAGAAGTAGTATATACTCTATTGAATCTATCCACTAATGCATTAGTCTGAAGAATACCATTAGTTTGGATTCTATCAGTATCCATTACTTTTAATTGATTACCACCAACATTACGTATAACTACGTCTGTCGAGAATAATCTTTTTAACCTACCAAATACATTTGACTCTGCCATATTTTATAAATATAAATATATTATAATAACCACTTAATATCTTCGTGTCCTCCATAAGGATTTTCCTGAATCCATGGGTTTTGATTATTTGCATTACCTGGACTATAAATTTGAAATCCATTACTGCTAGTTTTTCCCATACCATCCATAGCTGCTCTAGCTAAATCCTGCCCTGTTTGTCTAAATCTTAATGCAGTATCTCTTAAAAATAATGCAATTGATAAAGACATTGTTAAGTCATCATTATAAGAAGACATTGCTTGAGCTTTTCCGTTCTTCCAAATAAACGTTCTTAACTCTTCTAATGTCCTTTTTGACTTTATAACGCAAGACCTTTCAGTAATATACGAAATCATTTTCGAAATAGCAAGAGGTCTTGTTTTTAAACTTGTAGTAAATCCCGGAACCATTCCGTTTCCTGTATCAAATCTATTAAGATACATTTCAACATTAGTTAACGCTACATCTGATGTTGGTGAGTAATATAAATTTCTATATCCTCTTTCTATGGCCGTTTGAACTACGTCCCATCCTATGTTTGCATTTTCAATTACAAGTAGGGCATCGTTATATTCAGTAGCAATACCTACTAATAAGTTACCGTAATCTCTAGTATCTATCTGACCTTTATATTCAGCTACCTGAGTTACAGTTTCAATATCTATAATATGAAATGCAGAAAAGTCACTTCCATCACCACGGG